GTATGGCACTGTCTACTCCTAATGGTATTGGTAACTGGTTCCACCAAACATGGGAAAGAGCTGAAACAGGAGAGAATTCATTCTTACCTATTAGACTACCTTGGACAGTACACCCAGAAAGAGACCAAGATTGGAGAGATCAACAAGATAGAGACTTAGGTCCTAAAATGGCCGGTCAGGAATGTGACTGTGACTTTTTAAGTTCTGGTGATACTGTATTTGAAGGAGAGGATATGTCCTTCTATGAGGAAACATATCAGAAAGATCCTTTAGAGAGAAGAGGTGTAGATGGTAATTTGTGGATATGGGAAGGAGTAGATTACTCTAAATCTTATATGGTAGTTGCTGACGTTGCTCGAGGTGATTCAACTGACTACTCTGCATTTCATATATTTGATATAGAAAACGCTGTCCAAGTAGGAGAGTATAAAGGTAAGCTTTCACCAAAAGAATTTGGTAACGTACTTGTAGGAATAGCATCAGAATATAATGATGCATTACTCGTATGTGAGAATGCTAATATAGGCTGGGCTACAATTGAACAGATACTAGAAAGAGAGTATAGAAACATGTACTACAGTTCTACTAACAATATGGAATCAGTAGAGTCCTATATGCACAAGTATGAACGTGATAAACTAGTACCTGGCTTCACTATGTCGGCTAGAACTAGACCTTTAGTGATAGCTAAAATGATTGAATACATCAGAGATAAATCAGTTACTATACAATCCAAAAGATTGATGGCTGAAATGAGAGTATTTATTTGGAAAAACGGTAAAGCTCAGGCTCAAGATAGATATAATGATGACCTTATAATGTCTTGTGCAACAGCTCTATATGTTAGAGATACAGCTCTCAGATTACGCCAACAAGGTATGGACTTAGCTAGAGCTCAGTTATCTTCATTTACTAATTTAAATGCCCAAAACAAAGCAGTTATACAATCAGTTGGTATTCAGAGAGAAAATCCTTATCTTACTAAGACAGCCTATGGTGATGAAGACATCAGATGGTTGTTAAAATAGATCTATTTATAAATAAACTCAACCGTAATGGCGGACACTTCAATTTTTGGTAGGCTAAAACGTCTTTTTGCTTCTGATGTAATCATTAGAAATGTAGGAGGAGATGAATTAAAAGTAGCTGATACAAATCAAATACAAACTACTGGTAGATATCAGACTAACTCTTTAATTGATAGATTTAGTAGATTATATATCTACAATAATAAAAATATTTTTAACCCTAACCTTAACTACCAAACGTTAAGGATACAGTTATATTCTGATTATGAAGCAATGGACACCGATCCTATTATAGCTTCAGCATTAGACATTATAGCTGATGAGGCAACAGTTAAGAATGACCAAAATGAAGTACTAGCTATAAAATCCTCAGACGAGAATATACAAAGGGTACTTTATAATTTATTCTATGATGTACTTAACATCGAGTTTAATTTATGGTCTTGGACAAGGAACATGTGTAAGTACGGAGACTTTTTCTTAAAGCTAGAGATAGCAGAGAAGTTTGGAGTTTACAATGTTCTACCTTATACAGTCTATCATATGATTAGAGAGGAAGGAATAGACCCAGAAAGCCCTTCTAAAGTTACATTTAAGTTAGACCCTGATGGATTAGCTTCTTCTCAACATCCTAATTACTTACCTAAAAGAAAAGCAGAACAAAGAGTTGTTGAATTCGATAATTACGAAATTGCACACTTTAGACTAATCTCAGATACAAATTATCTACCTTACGGACGTTCTTATTTAGAGCCTGCTAGAAAGATCTTCAAGCAAGTCACTTTAATGGAAGATGCGATGTTGATTCATAGAATCATGAGAGCTCCAGAAAAGAGAATGTTCTATATTAACGTAGGAAATGTTCCACCAAATGAGGTAGAACAATTCATGCAAAAGACTATCAATCAAATGAAGAAAACTCCTTATGTAGGAGATGATGGTCAATATAACTTACGTTTTAACCTTCAGAATATGATGGAAGATTTCTACCTTCCAGTTCGTGGAGGAGATACTTCTACCCGTATTGAAACTACAAAAGGTTTAGAGTACGACGGAGTAACTGACGTACAGTACTTACAGGCTAAAATGTTTGCTGCTCTCAAAATTCCAAAAGCATATTTTGGATTTGAAGGAGATCTTAACGGTAAGGCAACTTTAGCAGCAGAAGATATTCGTTTTGCAAGAACAGTAGAACGTATTCAAAAAATAATGGAATCAGAGCTAACCAAAATAGCTCTAGTACATTTATACACGCAAGGATTTACAGGAGAGTCTTTAACTAATTTTGAAATCAAGCTTACTACTCCTTCTATTATTTTCGAACAGGAAAAAGTAGCTCTACTCAAAGAAAAAATAGATTTAGCTGCTCAAATGAGAGATACTAAAATGTTCTCTTCTGATTATATTTATGAAAAGATCTTTGATATGTCTGAAGATCAATACATACAAGAAAGAGATTTAGTTAGAGAAGACAGCAAATCTATGTTTAGACTAGCTCAGATAGAAAACGAAGGTAATGACCCTGCTAAGTCTGGAATGACATACGGTACACCTCACGACTTAGCTTCTATGTACGGTCGTAGAGCGGTATCAACACCTAAAGGAGGAGAACCAGGAGACATACCGTTAGGATATTCAGAATTAGAAACTAAATGGGATGAACCAGGACCAGAAGGCGGTAGACCTAGAGAAAAGGCATCTGTATATGGAACTAATCAAAACCCAGTAGGAGGACGTGATCCTCTAGGAGTAGACGGAATGCACGGAGGTTTCCCATCAGATAATGAAAATGTAATGGAGAACCTATCTACTCAGGCTGTCTATCATAAAAATAAAGAATCCCTAAAGAATATTGTATTTAAAAAAGAAACTATTTCTGAATCAAATCTTCTAAATGAAGACAATATTAGAGAATAGGAGAGTAATACATATTTATATATAGTAAACGTGTATAATGAAGATAAAACATTCGAAATTTCGTAATACAGGTCTTATTTTTGAATTGCTAGTAAAGCAAATAGCTGCTGATACTCTCAACGGAAAAGACTCAGCTGCTGTTACTATACTTAAAAATTTCTACTCTAATAAGTCTTCTTTGGCTAAAGAGTATAAACTATATGAATTTATAGTTAAAAATAAGAATGTATCACAATCTAAAGCTGAAGCAATAGTTTCAACTATTACTGAAGTATCTAGAAAATTAGATCAGAAAACACTTAAAGCTCAAAAATACGAACTTATATCAGCTATTAAAGAAAGCTACGATGTTAATGAGTTTTTTGGTATGCAGGTAAGAGACTACAAACCTCTTGCTGCACTTTATTGTTTATTAGAGGCACAAAATAATGATAATCTTATTAACCCTCAAGTACTAATAGATAATAAAACAACAATATTAGAGCACTTAACCTCTGCTCCACAAAACGAGGAGGAAGTAAAAGATACTTTGATTGAAGAATATTCTAAATATGATAAGGATTTAAAACTTTTGACGTTTAAGATTCTATTAGAGAAGTTTAACGATAAGTATAAAAACCTACTTCCTGAACAAAAAAATATCTTAAAAGAATTTATTACTTCAGTTAATTCACAATCACGTTTACGTACTTTAGTTAATGAAGAGATGAATAAAATTGCCTCAGCAGTTAGAAATCTATCAGCTAAAGTAAAAGATGAGGTAGTTAAAATTAAACTAGATGAGGTTGCCAAGTCAATTAAACCTTTATCAAACAAGGATAGAATTACTGACAATCATTTAGTTAACCTTATGCAATATTACGATCTAGTAAATGAATTAAAATCTCTGTAATGAAAAAAGCAGAACTTGTATCATTAGTTAGAGAAGTAATGCAAGAGCTAGATGAAGCTAACGTTACAAATGTAGGTGGTGCTTCATTTACCCCTGGTGACGGAGCTCAATATGCTACACCAAACGCATTTGGTAAAGGTAAAAGAGCAAAAAAGACATTAACAAAATTAGGTTGGAAGAAGCAAGAACGCCCAAAACGACCATCACATACTAAAGGATTTGATTATCTAACTTATGAGACAAGTAACCGCAACTGAAAAATATTACGCTGTTTTAGAAGGCAAAATAGCAAAAAAGGAATTTGTTCGTCAAATGAGACAACAATACCCTATGTACATATCTCAATACAACGGATTCGACGACACAGTACAGATCCTTAAAAATCGTCAAATGATCTTTGAAGCTCAAAAACCAGCCTTCTCAGAAGCTAAAGTTTACGACGATAGACCAGCCTTAACTTACTCACTTGACGCTCTTGATAGAGGTATTAGAATCGAGTTACAAACAATGGGTATTGACATGGCTGCTCAAACTGTAAAAGCAGAAGAGTTTAAACAAGCCGAGAAAAAAGCAAAAGATAATCTTGAAAAAGATGCTAACCACTACCTTAACTTGATGGCCGGTGAATCAAATAAAGTTGATAAACACGACAAAGAAAAAGAAGTTAAAAGAGGTGCATTAGATA